CCCCACCTTGCGGTGTTATAACCTGGATGTTGTACACCCTACCGGGATGGTCTACTCAGACTTTACCACGGGGCAATCGGTGCCGGGGACACACCGTTCGTGATAAAGTTGCGCTCTGAGCGTGCTGCAGCCTGCGCGGCCTGTTCGTCTGGTAAGGAGCTGGGGACTCCAAACCTCTCGCAGAGGACCAATTGAGCAACAGCACTCGAACGTTAGGTTCCTCCTGAAAATAGGAGGCCCTTGACGTTCGGTGGGTTGTCTGCCACCGCTTCGGTCATACGGACTAGCTAACATCGGGAGGAGGCGCCTAATCTCCTCGGGCTCATGATCGGAGCCCTGCTACCGTCTGCACCCAGCCGCATTATTCAGTTATGCGTGCCTGGGTGCGCCTCCCTCGAGCGGGAGCTCTGGAGTTGGCGTAGGCTTGTAATCCGCGCAGCAGCAGATTGCTAGCCTTCTTCGCCACCTCCCCGTAATCACCTCTTTCGGGGGGAACCCTACTGTACACCCGGGAGTCGTCTACCGCAAGGGTATCCGACACGCGGGCAGTGGGCCCCAACTCCAAGTTGTTCATTATGGCTGCCAATTCCATTGGTAGGAAAGGGCTTGGGCCGATCGTGACGATGCTGGTTACAACGTCAGAAGGGATGTACTCCCAATGCCAAATGAAGTCCAAGGAGAAGGGGTTACCAGTGGCGCTAGCTGTAGCAGTGGTGTCGCCCTCGACTCCAATCACCAGCCAGGATTGCCCCGCTTCGACCCCCTGGTCCCCAGCAGGACGGTTCAGTATGGTTTCTGCCCCATCCGAGGGACTGACACCTGCTGATGTGTTTAGCTGGGCACCGCCATCACTGTTGTTGATAGTCATGTATTGGGGGATCTTACTGGGCCTCCAGGCACACTCAAATGTCCCGTCTGTTACCCGGGCCACTGAGAGGTTGGTGAGCACGTTCTGCAGGTCACTAACAGCTGTGGCAGTTGAGCGGAAAGTGGTGATCGCAGACAAAGGAGACAGGAGTGTCCCCGTGGTTGAGACAACCTTTGGGGTATAGACCTGCTTCGCTATGCCCGCGAAGATCTTCCCAGACCTCTGCAACTCAGTCCCCTCATATGTTACCCGGACCCCAAGGCCGGTGCACCGGATCAATCCGGGACTGGCCTTGATGGAGCCAAGGTTGGGAACAGAGAGTCGGCCAAAGTAGCTGGTGCCTGTGGCGTTCAAATCCGAGAGGGTGGAGCTGCCGTCATTGCTGTTGCAGATGAACCACCCAATCTCAGGATTAGTGGAGATGAGGATCGCAAAATTGTGGTTAGTGGTGGTCGCTCCATTGCCATTGAAGGCATTGCCAACCCAATGCTGGCGGGAGGTCACCACAGCTGATTGCGAGGTGCGCTCGTCGGGCCACTTCTGCGCCTGGTAATTAAACGGCTGCAAGAACGGGGCCGCGGCGGTCGCGCCTCTCTGTCGATTACGTCGTGTTCGGGTCATGGTCGTATGGGATCCAGGGACCAACTGGACTGTACATCCTCGCATGCTAGGGCGCTGCCCCGTGCAGTCTCTCGGCATTTATCCAGCGATGGAACTTAGCACGGAAATATTAAGTTGGCGGCACCGTTTTGGGGCATTAATGCGAGAACCCCATGGCACTCATTGGACCTCAGGGCGGCGCCAATATGGTATCCAAGGATACGAAAGGCCCTCCACATCCTGAGTCTTGCCAAGATCGAACTCCCATTGTTCGAGTCGCCTCTCCCAGCACTTCTGCAGGCTCTCATCCACACCCCAAGCCCTATGGAAAGATTCTCGGGCTTGGTTAGTTATGGGCTCCACACGGGCGTCCTGCCAGTCTGTCGGCACCAATTGCGAAAGACGGTAAGAGTCCTCGATCGCCCCAAGGGCTAACTTGCCCCTCTTGAGGCTTCGCTTGGACATCTTACTGTCACATACATCAACAACCCTCTTAAGGAAACTTTGCAGCAGCGGAACTCCCCTATTCAAGGACAATTCACCCAAGGCGAGGGTTTTGAGATACTTCGCTCTACCCTTGGGGTGCCCAATCTTATGGGATAGGAGGGATTTGGAAAGGATCTTGACCGGATCTCTAACCATCGTCCACTCACCTCCGATGAGACAGGGTTTGGATTGGCAGAAATTGATCTGCTCAAAACTGGTGGGCCTGCCCTCGATCTTAATGCTCATACCGAAACGCCGGAAGAATGAGACGATCTCCTCCTCGGGGAGCAAGCTACCCCTGTGGAAAAACACCGAATCATCTCCGTCGCAAAGGAAATCATATTGCTGACCAAGGTGCCGGCCGAACGCAGTTAGCATGACAGCCACAATAATGCAGTTGCCCGCCGCTGTGTTCGCATCACCAGACATCCTCCCCCCCCTCACCGAGTACCACTGCTTAAAGTCACCAGCCGTGAAACTGCAACGATTATCCCGTTGCCATCCCAGCAGCTGGCTGAGTTGTGGGTGCTGACACGTGGATTCCCAGAAGAAGTGTTCCACCTCCCTCAATAGGTCCACGTTGACGTGTGCATCGAACCGAGAAAAGTCAAGCTCCAACACCTTTACTCCCTGGATGGAGTCATACTTGCTCCGGAGGCAAGCAGCCCTCTGCATCTGATTCATGCCTTTGGCAATCATGCGACGGCCCACAACCTCCACGGTATTCCCATCAAGGGACGTGGTGGAATAGAGCCTGTGCTCGGCCTTCTTAATGATGGCCGACAGCTGCAGAGTAAACTCTGGCTTCCGAAACTGAATGGCTCGACAGTCCGGGTTGGGTTTGGAATTGGAGAACTTGATAGCCTCCTTCTTGACAAACATCTCAATGTTCGATTGGCGGCGCTCCACATAGCCACCCTGGTCTATTAGCCTGGAGTGCGCGCGCGAGTACCGAGCGCGCTTCTTAGCTGGCATCCCCCGATAGACCTGCTCATAGGGGATAGGGTAGTGAACCCCAACTTGGTTAGCCAGCTCCCGTGTTATTGGTCCTAAGAGATCACGAATTAGGGCTGGATCGTGCACGGGAACGCACATTCCAACACGACCAAAAAGAGCATTCATGTGATTGCACGCACATGATCGGTGGTAGAACCACTCTGCCTCACCGGACAACCCGATATTCGGCAATGGGCAGTGGTATACCTTCTCATTCGGTCGTTCTCTCTCATTGCAAGTGTAGTGGCCCACATTCCTAAGTAAGGTGAGGTTATGGTAGTGGGAGCACTGGGGGGGACTGATCCGCTGTACCGAACAGTCCCCAACGTGCTTCTCTACTCCCGGTCCCCTTGTGCAAAACATAGGACGAGCCGCCACACAAGCCTACTGCGCTGGTGGCATAGGAAGTCCTCCAAACCCAATGTTATAGAGAACCTCCTGCACCGACACCCACAATTTGAGGAAGAAGGAAGGAGCCAGGCGATTTTTAAACACGCGGTCATGGTCGTACCACGCGTACCTGAATCTGGCAACCTCATCCTCGTGGGTGTCCTGGCGCAGCTCACGCGACATTATTGTGTCCATCCGCACCAGCTCGCGCGCTAAGCTGGCAACGGCACCTCTTCTTTGCATCGGCTTCCATGTCTCGGTGTCCCGTTGGAAAAAGTAACTGTGATCTCCTCACGACTAGCATGAGCGGTCAACTTGCGGTACAGATCCCGGACCTCCGATTCACTTCCACGCCACGCTG